ACAAGCTATTGGTATTGCTTCTGATCCAAGATATAAAAAGGGTAATATGACTGGCGCAGTTCAAGCCATGAATAAGCTCTCAAAAGGTATCGAAAAGCATCCGCAAGTTGCCGCAGTTTTAAGAAAACAAAACGAGCAAGTTGAAGAGAGTAAAGATCTCGACGCAGATAACGTAGAAAAAGCTTTGAAGCATGACTGCGCTACTCATGTTAATCATGAAGAGTGGGGTGCTGGTCAGTGTATTCCAGGTATGCATACAATCGAAGAAGCTAGAATAGACCCTAAAAAGCGAGATGCGTATAATGCTTTTGTCAAGAAAAATAAACTTGACGATGATAGTATACGAATGGCAGCTGATAACCCTGATCATCGCATGTCTAAAACTGCAATGTCAGGACCCAAAGGTCCAATGATGCAAAAAGCTCTTCAGATGTATAAAAGTTCTATCATGGGAGAAGATTTTGGTATTGTAACTCATTACGACGTTATGTTTGAGCATGGCATCGAAGAGAATGTGCCAGTAACAGAACTTAAAGTTATTAAGTCTATGAATCATGGACATCCAAGAAAGAAAAAAGAGGGCTAAAATGAAATCGTTTCGCGAGCTTCAAGAAACTAAAGGCGCACCTCAAGGGTATCATTTTACTAGAGATGGTAAACTTAAAAAAGGTGATGCTGGTGCTGATGGGCCTGGTGGTAAGAAGCTCCGTTCAGATCCATTAGATAAACAACGCAGCAAAATTCCTCCTTTACCAGAAGGCATTGAGCGTAGAGCTGATGCTAAGGTTGTAAAGACTCACACACCTGACGGTAAAGTTGTTTTTAGAAAGCAAAAACCAGAGATCAAAGTTGAGAAGATGGATCATGCTGCTATGGCGCGTGATGCACTTCGTAAAGGTGATATGAAAGCCTACAAACGTCATCAAAACTCAGCTCAAGCAGAGAAAGCACGTTTAGGAGAAGCTGCACCTAAGCCATTAAATCGATCTGATCATACCCATACAGTACATATTGACGGTGAAGGTCAATATAAAGTTAAAGCTAAGTCAATGGATCATGCGAAGAAACTAGCATTTAAGAAAGCTGGTATTTCTAAACTGCATGGGCATCCAACAATGGAACCAAAGACTAGAATTATGGGTGAGCGTACATTAACTCCAGGAGAGAAGAAAAAACGTGAAGATATTGCGAAGGCAATAGAGCGTGATAACCCTTCAATGCCTATGGATAAGAAAATGGCAATTGCTACAGCACGAGCAAAAACATCTACAGAAGCTACTGTAAACACAGCTGACATTCAGAAGAAAAAAATGATCTCTAAATCTGATACGGCGAAATTAGGTAAAGTAGCAGATATGTTAGCTCGTGAAAGAGAAAAAGCTGCAAAGCAAAAGAAGCCAGTAGCAGAGCATGCGTTTGCATTTGGAAGAAAAGCATTTTTTGAGGGTCGTCGTCCAAAAGACGCTGAAGAAGAGGGCCCAGAACATATTATCATGCAACTGAGAAAATCAGTTAATATGAATGGTCAGAAAGATGTTACATTCAAAGACGGTAAGACAATTAAAGTCGACAAGCGTCTCGCTCAAAGAGTGTTAGATAAATATAATAGAATGAAACCTCTGGAAAGACTCGCGTTTCAAAAGCAAGTAGCAAAGAGTCACAACCATTTACAACAGGCTATTAAATAGGAGAAAATCAAATGGCACTTTGGGGTAAGTACGACGCCAAGACTGCGAACAGCGGTACTATTGCTATTGCTGCGAACGGTCGCGTCACAGGTACATCAACTTCCTTTACAACGGAAGCAGTTGTTGGCGATTATATTGTCGCTGATGACGATAAATTTTTAATTACAAGTATTACAAATAACACCATCTGCGATGTTACTGCAGAACTCGGTGTTACATTATCAGCTGTATCTGCAGGTGAATCATACACATTGCAGGAAATGCCAAAATATGTTTCGACATCAGAAGTTGGTGGCGATGCTAATAACGTATTTGGTGTTGATACAACTGAGGTTGGTGTAACACAGGCAGCAGGTCATGCTGGTTGGGTGCGTAGAACAGCTGGTTCAGGTGGTCGCGCAGGTAGAGTTCAGTATGAAGTACTTGTTGCTTCTTCTTCAATTGCAGGCGACGCAGCGGACGATACAGAATTTGCAGATAGCTAAGAGCTAGGATAAACGATGTCAAAGAAGATTAGTGAACTAACCCAGGCTAATACTATAGCCAATACGGATTTGATTCCTATTGTAGTCAATCCAAGTAATACTAGTACAATAGAAACTAAGGCTGTTACTGCTGCGAACTTAGTTCAAAGCGTTATGCCTGCAGTTACATTTACTGGTGCTAATGGTGTTAGTGTTGTATCTAATACAACAGGAGTCACAGTCACTAATACTAGAGGGTTACAGAATACGATTAGTAGTATTGCAGCTGACTTTGGTACAGCAATTGCTACTACTAATACTGTATTTCAAGTTACATTAGCAGGTGCAAACGGTGTTATTACTACAGCAAGTGGTAACACCGTAACCTTCTCAATTAATGCTTCAGCTCTTGTAGCGAACAATGAGATTGCGAATGGTGTATATAGTGTTGCTAATAATACTTTAGTCTTAAATAAGACAGGTGGCCAGCCAGTTAATATTCAGCTGACTGGTGTTGCTAATACTTCTAGTCTTCCAGCAAATACGTCAGATCTTGTTAATGATAGCGGTTTTATTACTACATCGAGCTTGCCTGCTAACACATCAGCAGCTAATGCAACATTTACTGTAGCGAATAACACGTTAACGATTACAAGAGATGATAGTAGTACGTTAGATGTTATCCTTACTGGTCTTGCGAACAGTTCTAGTTTACCTGCTAATACATCAGACCTTACTAATGATAGTGGGTTTATCACTACTTCAAGTTTACCAGCTAATACATCTATTGCAAACGGTACTTACACAGTAGGTAACAATACATTAACTATCACAAGAGCAGATAGTTCAACAGCAGATATTGCATTAACAGGCGTTGCAAACACCTCGCAAATTCCAACTGTAGTATCAGCTTTTACTAATGATTCTGGTTACATTACTACTAGTGCATTACCAGCAAATACATCCACAGCAAATGTTACGTTTGATGAAACGAATTATACAGCTACTTTTACAAGAGATGATAGTTCAACCTATACGTTAAATCTAGCAGATTTCACGGTTGCATCATACCAGACCTTTGCTAATTCAACATCAAATACATCTGTAGAAATTAACCAGTTGTTCTTTGATGATAATTTCTTTTATGTAGCCACAGCAAATGGCTCAGTGAAAAGGGTAGCATTAACTAGCTTTTAATGATGAATGAAATATTAAATGATGCCAACTTTATGTTGTATGCAGCGAAACATTACGAAAATCCACAATGTTCTGATACGATTGAATTTTATGATGACTTGAAAAGATTTAAATATTTAAAACGGCTTTTTAATCGATATGAAGAGACAGGTGAATTAAAAGAGAGATTAATTCTCAATCATCTGATTGTGCTTTATAATGTGTTTGGTGTTAAAGTAGCTACAAGAATGCTATTCTTAAAACTAGATTCTCACCATGCGCTATTGAAACCATTTTTAGTCTTTCTAGGCTATATGCCTGATAAAGTCGTTAATATAGGATTACCTCCGTACGATGTCATAAGTAGTGAGATCGTTATGGATACAAAGATAATAGAAACGCTTAGGGCTCTATAATGGCAAACTCAGTAGTTGATCTATACATCATCTATCAGTTTCTTAAAAGGTTAACAACACCTTTTAACGAATGGCCTGCGTTTGAACAAGGCATTATTGATGAGCGCGGTACATTACTAAAGAAGCGTTTACAGCGAAAAACTCAAGCAGAATTAAATGCTTTCTCTACATTTGATCTAATGATCTTAAAATTAAAAAGATTGTTAGAAAAAATTCCTGGTGGTAAAACTAGAGTAGCTTCATATGCAGCAGCGTTATATCTTATTAAAGAGTGGCGCGATGATAGAACAGAGGAAGACATTCTTACTGAAGATCTAGACTCTAAATTTTCGTTATATATGCAGATGGCAGAAGAGCCGACTAATTCAGCAGGTGGTGGTAATATTGCAGGTATTGGTGTAGGTCCAGATGGTGAACCAGGTTTTACACCAGCTATGATGCGACGCTATAAGAAAAAGAATAAGCGAAACACACCTCAGCCTTTAGCAGATATCGTTAAAAGGTAGTCTCATGCTAAAGATCTATGTTCTTATTATAATTTTAGCAATTTTAGGTGGCGTAGGATACGGCGCCAAATATTATTATGACTCGACACAACAAACTATAGCAACTTTGCGTGAAAATAATGCACAGTTAGAAGTAGCAGTTCAAACAGCAACTGAAAGTGTCAATACATTACAAGCTGACATAAAAAAAATGTCAGAATTAAATAGTCAGCTGCAAACTAGCTTGCAAAAAGCAGAGCAGTATGGTGACGAGCTGAGAGGCAAACTCAGTAAATTAAACTTAGTCGTAGAAGCCTTAAAGGATTCAAAAGTCTTAGAAGGAAAGATGAATGGTGCTACAGCGAATTTGTGGCGTGACTTCATGGGTGATACCGGGAATAGTAGCGAGTATGATCTTCCTGTCTGGTTGCAGTCTCCGTCCTCCGGAGCCGGAAATCAAGGTAGTAACGAAGATCGAAAAGACTCAGATTCCAGTAGTAGCTCGCCCGAAGCCACTTCAGTTAAGTGATACTAGAGTATTTGTTGTCACTAAAGACAACTACGAAGCATTTGTCGAAGAATTCACAAGTGTATACGGCGAACTTGCGTTCGTTGCATTAAGTATGAAGGACTATGAAAACTTAGCATTAAATATTGCTGATATAAAAAGGTATCTCGAACAACAAAAACAAATAATTGTGTATTATGAGAATGCAGTGACAGAAAAGCCAGAAGAGGAGAAGGCTGACGATGGAACTGGATCTAAAAAGAGCGCAGGAGACAGCTAAGTTATCATTATTAGTTTATGGAGAACCGCAAGATTGTGTAACCAGATTGAAGAATCTAGGTTATAAAGCGATTCAGTTTTTTGACGTTGACGGTGCACAAGCAGTAGCATGTATGGATAAAGACGCTACCGCTATTATTGCCTTTAGAGGTACTCAACCAAATAAGCTCTCAGATATAGCAGCAGATTTAAAAGCATGGCGCGATGATGCGCAATTAGGTGGTAAAATTCACGAAGGCTTCCAAGATGAAGTCGATAAGGTTTGGTTCGCTATTCAGAATTGGTTAGCACAAACCAAATATAAAACGATCATAACAACTGGTCATAGTTTAGGAGCAGCGATGGCAACAGTAGCTGCATCTCGACTAAAAGAAGCCACAGTCTATAACTTTGGCTCACCAAGAGTAGGTGATAAAGTATTTAAAAAGTTATTTGATGCAAAGTATAACTGTTATAGATTTGTAAATAACAACGATATTGTATGTCGTATACCAACGGCTCTTAGATTTAGACATGTTGGTAACTGCTACTATATTACCCAAGAAGGTGATATTATTAAAAATGCAGGATGGCATACAAGAGTTAGTAACTGGTTTATAGGTCACTGGCATGCTATCAAAAAGTTGCAGTTCTTTGATGGCTTATTTGATCATGGTATGGATAGATATTATAACAGAGTTAAAGTAGCTGAAGAAATCTTAGGTGAGAAAAAATGATCGAAAGAATATTTGATGATACTCTATGGATCTATACCGCTATTTTAGGTTCTTTACTAGGTGCAGCTTTTTTAGCATACTTTAAAGATACTAGAGCTGGTCTCTGGTGCTATGCGAAATTTGATGCGATGCTAGATTTTGTAAGAGATCGGTATGGTTGGACATGGTTTGATCAACCTGAAGATGCATGGCGTAAAAAATATCCTTTCGTGACAAAAAAAATAGATGAATTAGAAGCTAGAATTAAAGAACTAGAAAATGGCAGATGATCTAAAAGAAGTTCAGATTGAATTAGCTGGCGTAAAGAAGGAGCTCACTTTTACAGAGAGTCTCCTTCTTCGTGTCGAGCAGCATAATGAACAATTGATCGAGATCACTGCTGATTTAAAAGCAAGACAAGACGTTAACGAAGAAAGATTAGCCAATCTCGGCAAAGAATTGCCAGATATGGCTAGAGAACAAGACGCTCATAGACGTGAAACTATGGAACAGTACGAAAGATTACATAAAAGAATTACTGATACTGAACGACAGATGTCAGACCGTCTTGATCGTATAGAAAAACATCTAGCTAAAATTGAGATGTGGCGCTGGATGATTGCTGGTTCAATTGCTGTATTAGGGTGGATTGCGGGAAAGCTTGACTTAAGCAAACTTTTATGATATAATAGATTATATTGAAGTGATTGAGGTATATAATGAGTTGGTTAGAGCATAAGTATGCGGGATTAATGTCTTCGCAACTTAATCTATTTAAACGTCGTAGTACAGGTTATAATTTTCGTTGTCCTGAATGCGGCGACTCCCAAAAAAATAAGTTTAAAGCGCGTGGTTATCTTTTAGAACGAGATAACAAGTTGCATTACTATTGTCATAATTGTGGTTTTAGTGCATCTTTTAAGAAGTTTCTAGAGCGTTTTAACCCTACTCTATACACGGAGTACCTTAAAGAAACCATATCAGAACACGTGTCTCCCAATGCGAGACAAGAGGAACAAAAGAAAGACATATCTATTATTAATGTTCCAAAGTTCATGAAGAGCAACAGTCCTCTAAAGAAATTAAAGAAGATATCTCAATTACAAGCTGATCATAGCGCTAAGGTCCTTATCAATAAACGGAAGATACCTACTAATCTTCACTATCAACTCTTCTATTGTCCTGACTTTGCTGCATGGACTGATAGTATCTTTCCTGGCCTTTTTACGTTGCCTAAAAATGATAAACGAGTTATAATACCATTTATAGATGAAGAAGGTAATTTATTTGGTTATCAAGGTAGAGCGATTAATCCAACTAATGATATAAGATATCTAACTATTATGATAGATAATTCTAAACCAAAAATATATGGTTTAGATAGAGTTGATAGGTCAAAGACGATCTATATATTTGAAGGACCTTTTGACTCTATGTTTGTTCCGAATAGTCTGGCCATGGCTGGTTCAGATATCTCTAGTGCATCGCGGTCGCTTAATCTAGACCCAGATAAAGTCGTGATAGTTTATGATAATGAACCTCGTAATGAAGAAATTATAAAACGCATGCTTAAATCTATTGAGCATGGGTATTCTATTTGCATCTGGCCACATTCTTTAGAAGAGAAAGATGTGAATGATATGATTCTTACAGGTAAACGAGATGCGGATATTAAATTAATGATTGATAGTAACACTTATAAAGGGCTAGAAGCGAAAATGGCCCTCTCAGTTTGGAGTCGCGTAAATGCAAGTTAAATTAGTTTCTTATAGTAAGGCATCTGAGTTTCATACTTACCCAGATGGTGCACCTTTAGATTGTCAAGATTTAGTTGCTTTCTGTGCAAGAGTATCAAACCCTGCAAATCAATTAAATAGTGCAACGTCTGAGAAGCTAATTAACTATTTAATTGACAACAAACATTGGTCACCTTTAGAGATGGTTTCCGCATGTCTAGAGATTGAGACTACAAGAGATATCGCACGACAAATTTTACGTCATAGATCATTCTCCTTTCAAGAATTTAGTCAGCGTTATGCTGACCCAACAGTAAGCCTGCAATTCGCGCGTAGAGAAGCACGATTACAGGATCTAAAAAATAGGCAGAATAGTATTGAGACTGACGATAAGCAATTAAAAGAACAGTGGCTTATTGAGCAGGATAAGGTTATACTAGCATCAATGAATGCATATAGATGGGCTTTAGAAAATGGGATTGCAAAAGAGCAAGCTCGTGCTGTATTGCCAGAAGGTTTAACCATGTCGCGAATGTATGTAAATGGTACATTACGATCATGGATTCATTTTATAGAGTTGCGTTCAGGTAACGGTACACAACTCGAACATATAGAAGTAGCGAAAGCATGTGCGGAAGTAATAGCTAAGATATTACCTCTAGCACGTAAATTCGTTCAGAAGGATAGTTAAATGGTGTCAGCAGAAATTCAAGTCATTAAAAGAGATGGTTCTAAAGAGCTTCTCGATCTCAATAAATTTCATCAAGTAGTATTTGCTGCTTGTCAAGACTTAGCTGGGGTATCAGCTTCTGAGGTAGAGCTGCGATCTTCTATTCAGTTTTATGATAAAATTAAATCATCTGATATTCAAGAAACTATTATTAAGGCTGCTGCTGATTTGATTTCTGAAGAAGCACCTAACTATCAATATGTTGCTGGTCGTCTTATTAACTATCATCTACGAAAAGAAGTATACGGTCAATTCGAGCCTATCCATATTCTAGAACATGTAAAGAACGTCGTCTCCAAGGGTTTCTATGAGCCAGCATTGCTAGACTGGTATTCAGTAGAAGAGTGGGAGACAATGGATAAATACATAGATCATAGAAGAGATGAAAATCTCACCTATGCAGCTATGGAACAATTTCGTGGTAAATATCTTGTAAAAAATAGGTCAACTGGAGAGATTTATGAAACTCCTCAGATGGCGTATATGTTAATTGCTGCAACTTTATTCCATAAAGAAGAAACATCGGTAAGGTTACATCGTATACATGACTTTTACAACTCTGTATCTAAATTTGACATATCTCTGCCAACACCAGTCATGTCGGGTGTCAGAACTAGTGTTCGTCAGTTTAGTTCATGTGTCCTCATTGAAACAGATGATAGTCTAGATTCTATTAACGCTACAGCAGGATCGATAGTCAAATATGTCTCTAAAAAAGCAGGGATTGGAATTGGCGCTGGACGCATACGTGCGCTCGGGAGTCCTATTAACGGAGGACACGCTACGCATACTGGTGTCGTCCCGTTCTACAAGTTATTTCAATCAGCAGTTAAGTCCTGCTCACAAGGCGGTGTTAGAGGCGGTGCCGCAACGTTGTATTATCCCATCTGGCATTATGAAGTTGAAGATATCTTAGTACTAAAGAATAATAAAGGTACTGAAGATAATAGAGTAAGGCATCTCGATTATGGCGTACAATTCAATAAAGTCTTCTATGAACGTCTTTTGGCCGGAGGTAACATTACGTTATTCTCACCGTCCGACGTACCTGGACTCTACGAGAGTTTCTTCACTGACGTCGACAAATTCAGAGAACTCTATGAACAGGCAGAGAGAAAGACGTCAATCAGAAAGAAGAGCATATCAGCATCAGAGCTCTTCTCAGCCTTCATGCAAGAAAGGAAGGATACTGGACGTATATATTTGATGAATGTTGATCATGCTAATGATCATGGATCATTCATTAAAGAACTAGCTCCAATCCATCAATCAAATCTATGCTGTGAGATTGATCTTCCAACTAAACCATTAAGCAGCGTAAGAGATGATGAAGGTGAAATTAGTCTTTGCACTCTTGCAGCTATTAACTGGGGCAATATTAAATCACCGGCTGACTTTGAAAAACCATGTGAAATGGTAGTACGTGCATTAGACGCGTTGTTAGACTATCAAGAGTATCCAGTAATAGCAGCTGAACTATCTACAATGGCAAGACGCCCTCTTGGTGTCGGTATCATTAACTTTGCATATTGGATGGCAAAGAATGATATGACTTATACTCAACCTAATCTGGATTTAATTGATGAATATGCTGAAGCATGGTCGTACTACCTTATTCAAGCTTCGATACAACTCGCATTTGAAAAAGGCTGTTGCCCAAAATCAAACGAAACTAAATATGGTGCAGGACTCTTTCCAAAAGACACCTATAAAGCGGACGTGGACGAATTAGTACCTCGGGGTCCTAAAATGGATTGGAATTCATTAGAAGCTAGAGTTAAAATTCATGGCATTCGTAATTCCACGCTGATGGCTTTAATGCCGTCAGAGACTTCTTCGCAAATCTCTAATGCTACTAACGGTGTTGAACCTCCAAGAGCATTTGTATCAGTAAAGCAGTCTAAAGATGGTGTTTTACGTCAGGTAGTACCAGGTTTTCCTAGACTTAAGAATAAATATGAGCTATTATGGGATCAAGCATCACCTGATGGATACTTACAAATTATGGCTGTTCTTCAGAAATGGATTGACCAAGGTATCTCAGTGAATACTTCTTATAATCCTCAGTTCTATGAGGACGAGAAGATTCCAATGAGCGAGATGCTTAAACACTTAGTTATGTTTTATAAGTATGGTGGAAAGCAACTCTATTATTTTAATACGTTTGATGGTGCAACGGATGAGTATGAAGCACCGCAGCATAAACTCGAAGATTACGAACCTACTACAGAAGATGAGGAGGCATGCGATTCATGCGTGTTATAAGCAAAGCAACTAAGTCACATCTTGAGCGGAAGATGTTTTTTGATGGTGAGGTAGAAATCGCCCGTTATGATGAAGTAAAATATCCGCAGTTTGAGAAGTTAACTGATAAGCAGCTTGGCTTTTTCTGGCGACCAGAAGAAGTAGATGTATACCGTGATGCTAAGGACTTTAAAGACCTTACTGAAGCAGAGCAGCATATCTTTACTTCTAATCTTAAGCGTCAGATCTTATTAGATAGTGTGCAGGGACGTGCACCTAATCTAGCGTTTCTTCCTATTGTATCTCTACCTGAACTAGAGACATGGATTGAAACATGGTCTTTCTCAGAGACAATTCATTCACGTTCATATACTCATATTATTAGAAATATCTATGCTAATCCATCGCATATTTTTGATAGTATTATGGAGATTAAACCTATTGTCGATTGCGCAAAAGATATTGGTAAGTACTATGATAAACTAATTGATGATCCATCAAAGAAGAATCTATGGCTAACTATCAACTCAGTTAATGCATTAGAAGGTGTTAGATTCTATGTCTCATTTGCGTGCTCATGGGCATTTGCAGAACTAAAAAAGATGGAAGGCAATGCTAAGATTATTAAGTTTATTGCTCGTGATGAAAATGTACATCTAGCATCTACACAGCAAATGTTAAAGCTGTTACCTCAAGATGATCCTGAGTTCGTAACAATTAGAGATGAGTGTCACGAAGAGGTAATGCAAATGTTTGACGATGTAGTAGAGCAAGAGAAGCAATGGGCAGAATACCTATTTAAAGACGGGTCTATGATTGGGCTTAACGCTGAAGTATTGAAGCAGTATGTAGAATGGATTGCAAATAAACGTATGATTGCTATTGGACTGAAATCACCATATAAAGGTGGTTCAAATCCTTTACCATGGACTCAAAAATGGATCTCAGGTGGCGAAGTTCAAGTAGCACCTCAAGAGACAGAAATCTCCTCATATATAGTTGGAGGAGTTAAAAAGGACGTTACAGGTGAAACGTTCAAGGGCCTTAGCTTATAGGAACAACAATGGAAGACATCATTTACGATCTTGGTTGCGATGAATGCGGCGCAGAATATAGTGTCACTATCGATAATGAAGATGACACACCTGATCTCTGTCCTTTTTGTGGTGCATCAGTTGAAATAGAGGATGAAGAATTTGAGGAACAATTCTTTGATGAAGAATGATAGCAGGAATTGATTATTCACTAAGCTCCCCTGCAATCTGTGTGTCAAACGGCGCATTACAGCCCTCAACAGACTTTGAAAAGACTTCTATATCTTATCTAACTCAAGGCAGAAAATTTGAAGGAAGACTGTTTAACATGACTGGTCTTCCTATGCCTGCCTATAGCTCCCAACAAGAACGATACGAACTTATAGCAGATTGGGCTATTGAGCGAGTATCTGGTTGTAGTCTAGTTGTGTTAGAAGACTATTCATTTGGATCTACTGGTAGAGTATTTCACATTGCAGAAAACGCTGGATTATTAAAGTATAAAATGTACAAAAAAGGGTTGCCTTTTGTCACGATAGCGCCTACTATAATAAAGAAGTTCGCGACTGGCAAAGGTAATGCTAATAAAGAACTCTTAAACGAGACTTTTATTAGTGAGACTAAACTTGATATAAAGTCAATGTTAGACCAAACTGATAAGCAATGGAATCCATCGAGTGATATTATTGATGCATATTATATGTGTAGATATGGAATAGAACATTATGAAGCACTATGTGAGCAAATTCATTCATAAAGATCACAACGAAATCTTTTATATTAAACAAGAGAGCTACAGCAGACGGTATTGGACTGCTGAAGTAGTGAAACCTGATGGCTATTCCTCTGAGCTAAGAATGAGTCATGATGATAAATTTGAGTTTGAAGGCAAGCTGTTAAAACACGGCTGGCGCCAAGTTTGAGCGAGCGTGGCGGAATAGGTAGACGCAACGGACTTAAAATCCGTTATCGGTTACGGTGTGTGGGTTCGAGTCCCTCCGCTCGCACCAACTGGCTCCGTAGCTCAGCTGGATAGAGCAACGGCCTTCTAAGCCGTGGGTCGGGGGTTCGAATCCTCCCGGAGTCGCCAAATTATATCGGAGTAGTGTAATGGTAACACGTCGGGCTCCAAACCCGAAAACTGAGGTTCGATTCCTTGCTCCGGTGTCAAATCTAGGGCCTGTAGCTCAACTGGACAGAGCACTTGACTACGAATCAAGAGGTTTAGGGTTCGAATCCTTACAGGCCCACCAAAAGGAGTTGCTATGAATATATTTGAACTGTATGAACGTCGTATTGATAATGCGATGTCTGCTGCCAATAACTGCAAAGAAGACTCTTGGGGTCAACAGTATTGGCAATCTGTTGCAGCTGCATTGCTGCGTAAACTAAATCGTATGATGAATGAAGGAGAGCTTAATGCTAACACCCGAAGACATTAAACAAGGTGTGAAGTCACATCTTGAAGGTCATGTTAACAAACATAAAATTAACGTGATGAATCTGTTGCATAATCCTGCTGGTATCGGTGAGCATGGCGATATTGTGGAAGAGATTGAGAAGGAGCTAGAAGAGATGGCTAACTACCATGACAAGCTTGAAATGCTAGCTAAGTATTTCTAATGCCTTGGCCTCACAAAAACCGGCCGCCAAAAGGCCGTCGAAAGATTGGTTCTGGTAAACGAAAAGCGCGTAGGAAGAAGAAGAAGTAATGGAATTAGTCGTCTCATCAAAATCACATGAACAAGACCCTTATGTTAGATTCCCGCTAACTGATGATGAAGTGTTAGAACTCTCATTAGAGTTCTTTGATAAAGATGGGTATGAAATTACACGTTTAGAACAAGAATATTTGCTAGCACATAATGTAGATCTATCAGAAAAACATAATAAGCATACTGCAGATCATCACTGGTGGTTTAGAGATGAAGATTACGATCAAGCAGGAGTAGTGTTAGATCATTCAATGTATATTACAAGATGGGCCTTTGCGGATGAAGCTCGTGAACAGCTAGAACGTTTAAAAGAACGAAGGCCTCTCTTGAATAAGCTGCTTATGTTGCAGCCAAAATGGGGAATAGATATTTCAGTAGATATTATAACACCTAATATTTGCACTGAACTCTTTCATATTGAAATCGATAAGCTCAACTATGATGAGATTATCGAAGTGAAAGAGAAAATTGAAGAGAAGGTGTTAAAATTAGATATGAAGCAAGCAGCTCATGATATTTTAAGTAAACAAGATGAATGGCAAATGCTATCATCAGATGATCAATCAGATTATAAAGTACAATACTTAGACTTAGGTGTCTATAGAGCGTTTGATAACAAGAAGGTATGGTTAGGTAGTCATGGCTAAGAAAAAGCAAAGAGCACATCAAGTATCGAAAGGTGAGCATAGTTCAGTTGCGCGCTGGAAAGTAAACGCAGCTAGAAGAGAGAGATCGCCCATGGAGCGGTTGCTATATAAACAACGAGCATGGAAAAAAGGTCAAAATCCATGGCTCACAATCGCTAATCCTAATGATAAAGAAACGAATAAGCGTTTTATTCGAGTACGAGCTAACAGTCATTGGGGTAATCCTAACGCAAAACCTCGTATGAAGGAGACACGAAATGACGTCAGTTGATATTTACACTAAGCCTGGATGTGGATACTGTAATAAAGCAAAAAGCTTGCTTTTTAGAGAGGGTATCAGCTATAATGAATATGATGCATCACAGACTTATGTAAAAGAGCAATTGATGTTAAGGAACCCTGAAGCAAGATCAGTTCCTCAGATTTTCTGGAATGGTCATGCGGTTGGCGGTTATAATGAACTAGTAGAATATATTGACAATGTAAGAGGTGGTTATGGTGAATACTTCGGAACTTCAGGACAGAACGTCCTTACTGGCTGATCTACATACAAACGTAGTAACAGTCACTTTCACAAAAAAAGATGGTAGTGAGCGTGTCATGCGCTGCACTCTTCAGGAAGAATTCTTACCTACTCAAGATGTAAAAGACATCAAAGAAGGTAAAGTTCGAAATAAAACTGAAGAGGTTGTAGCTGTGTGGGATCTTGAGAAAGAAGCATGGCGATCGTTCAGACTAGATAGTATTACAGCAGTAAAGGTTGCATAATGAAACTGCGGATTACAGATGAGTATGAACTCAAAGAAGACGAAGAGATCGAAACTAATGAAGTAGATCGAAATGCAATGGGCGGTACAGAGCTAATGAAGT